CGCGCTTAGCGCGGGGGAGGCGTGGCAGAAATTCCGCAACGCATGCATTCACGCCGATTATTTCCGAAAAACGCGGGCGCACTTTGAGGACGCCGCGCTCGAAAGAACGGCATCTATGTTTACCGTAGAGGAAATTCGCTTCGCAAGCGATAAGGACCTCGAGTGGAAGAGGCGGTCCTTCATGGCAGAGTATGAACGCCAGAGAGGGGCGGCTGTGCAGGAGGCGGAGAATGCGGCGTTGATTTCTAGGAACCCGCAACTGCAAGCGCTTCTGTCGGGGTGTTTGAAATTGGGAGGCGGGAGATGAATCTGGTAGTCGTGGAAGGGAAAGTCGTCGGAATGCCGAGAATATTTTCGGTATCAGACGGAGCGGAGCAGGTGGCTTTGTTCCGTCTGGACGCCGACGGCGAAGACATCCCCATCAGCGTCCCGCTGAATGCGACGAACACGAAGGCGGATGTGCTTGAACCTGACGCGCATGCCTTGATAAGAGGCGCGCTCCGGTATGGGCGTTTCATAGATGCGAGGGGGCAGTGGGAAGTCACTCGGGGCATCGTCGCGAGCAACTTCGACTTGATGGATGCTCGCTTTGAAGAAAATAAAGAGAAAGCCAAAAAAATTTTAGAAGGAGAGAAAAATGAATAATTTCTGCTTTTTTACCGGGAATTTACCGAGAGATCCCGAGGTCAAAATGACCTCAAACGGAAGGTGCATGGCACGGTTTACCATCGCCGCCAATGAAATTATTTATGACCAGAACGGCGGGAGCAGGCAGATTACAAACTGGGTGCCGATCACTGCTTGGGGAAGGGTAGCAGAGGAAGCTGCCAACTTCCACAAGGGGGACATGTTAAGCGTGTGGGGGAAGTTTTCCTCCTCTTCATTTCAGAATCAGACAGGAGAGAAGCGGACCTTTTACACGATCACCGCCGACGGTGTGCATCTTATCTTCAAAAAACACGAAGATAATGCACCAAAAGGCGATTTCAACCAGTTTGGCAATGAAGTGCCGCCAGCGGAAATCCCGCCTGCGGATATGCCGTATTGAGGAGGAAATCATGACAGAGTATACAGCTTTGGTAACAGTCAGAAGAACGGCTGATACTGTTCATACAAAAATCGAGCTCAATCAGCATGCGCAGCTTGAAGTCGATATGCTCATCGCATTCGAGTTTCTTAGAGCCGTACTTGACAGAGCAGAGGGGGCCGGAGCGCTGGTAAAGCCGTTCAAAGAAACCGTCAAAAGCATGCTGGATGAATTTGTGAATGCGGATACAGAAGAACGAGATGCGAAAATGAATAGATTCGTCGAAATTCACGACATTTTGGGTGAGGAGGAACAGGGATGAGACGTTTTGAAAGGATCGATGCGCCGCGTGCCAGAGACGCGGTTTTACCGAAACGCGCCACAGCGCATTCTGCGGGATACGACTTTGTGGCCCCGTACGATATCATCGTCCATGCGGGCGGGAGTTTCGTTGCGACGCTGAAAACGGGCATTAAAGCCCGCATGGAGCCTGACGAATTTCTGATGATATGCATCAGAAGTTCGCTGGGGATCAAGTGGGGACTGGCACTGGCGAATGGCACTGGCATCATTGATGCGGATTACTACGGCAATCCTAACAATGATGGAGAGATCTGCATCGCCCTTGTCAATCGGGATCCCTATCGCGATGTGAAAATTCACAAAGGGGATCGGATCGCGCAGGGGATCTTCATGAAGTATCTGCTCGCGGATGACGATAAAACGGACGCTGAAAGAAACGGCGGTGTGGGGAGTACAGGGAAATGAGGATCGGGGTGGTAGATGCAGACCTCATTGGACGTAAACGACACCGGTTCCCAAATCTGTGCTGCATGAAAATAAGCGGCTATCACAAGTCTCTAGGAGATGAGGTACAGCTCGTGCTCGACTGCTCTGATCTATCCCGCTTCGATAAGGTGTATGTGGCGAAGGTATTCACGGATACGCCTGACCCCATCGAGGGGGGCTATTCACGGATACCAAAATCGTGAAGGGCGGGACTGGGTATTTCTTTGATAAGGCACCTGCCCTGCCCGATGAGATAGAGCACCATATGCCTGACTACCATCTGTATGACGAATGGGCAAACGGAAAGAGCGGCACTGCATTCTACCACGACTATTCTATTGGATATTTGACGCGGGGGTGTTTCAGGAAATGCCCCTTCTGCGTCAATCAGAAATATAGCAGAGCGTTCCTGGCAAGTCCGCTGAACGAATTTCTGGATACTGACAGGAAAAAGATCTGCTTATTGGATGACAATTTCCTGTCTCATCCTGATTGGAAACGCCTGCTGCATCTTTTGATGGCAACGAAGAAACCGTTTCGATTCAAGCAGGGCATGGATGAACGGATACTCGATGAAGAAAGATGCGAAGAACTGTTTTCTTGCAAGTACGATGGGGATTACACATTCGCATTCGACGACGTTAGAGATTACCAGCTAATTGAGCGAAAATTGAAGCTCATTCGTCGGTTCACCGGATCGAATCACATTCGATTTTACGTCTTATGTGGGTTCAAAGGAACGGATGCGCAGGATATTCATGATACGTTCAAGAGGATCGCACTACTTTTTCAATACGGGGCGATCCCCTATATTATGCGTTATCAGTCACCTGTTGGCGCGCCGTATCGTGGAAGTCAGTGGGAAGGGATGTATAACGCTCTTGCCAGATGGTGCAATCAGGTAAGTTTCGTGAAGAAGAAATCGTTTTATGAATTCTGCTGCTTCGATAATGAGGTGGCACACAAGAACGGCGCGGCTGGCGAATGCAAATCTCTTCGCACGGCGAAGGAGTTTCTGAATGAATATCCGGAAATCGCGAATTATTATTTCAATATAAAGTGGAAATCTTGGAGCTGACATGAATTTAAAAGAAGAAAACGTAAAGCCGGGCTGCCGGTTTATCAAAAAAATCGACAATACCATGGTAACGGTTGACAACGTGGCTGATTTTGAAAAGAAGTACACGAAAAAGCCCGTGAGGATTGTGTTGTTTCATCAGACGGGGAAGTGGGGAGAAAGCCGGTGCATGGCCATTCCTATGAAAGAATTTTTGGGGCAGTTCCAGACGGAGGTAGTAAATGATGCCGGATTATTGGATTGATGTTCTGTACGGTCTAGGCTGGGTAGTCAAATGTTTCGCAGTAGTTACCTTCTTTGTGGCGCTCTTCCTCGCGTTAAATGAAAGCAGCAAGAGCAGGCCGAACAAGGCAGATCTGGTATTTTTCGCTTTTGTTGCATTCTTTAGCATGACCACATTAGTGGTCATACCAGGTCGTGAAATTATTCGCTGCTTTGTTACGGGGTGATGGCATGGAAGAGAAAAAATGCGCAAACTGCGGGAAGTTCACCGATCCGGAAGATAGGGCAACTTTAAAAAACTTGGAGAAAAGGAGAATAGTATAAGAAAAGATGAAAACATGGGAAGCACTGAAAGCGGCAGACGAAGGGAAAAAGATCCGGCAGAGTTTTTGGGGTGAGGGCATGTACAGCTTCAAGAAGGATTCCCGCTTTGGCGTTTGCAAGTCGATGCTTACAACGCACTACCCTGGTGAAGATTACGACGAAGATTTTGGGGATTTAAACTGGGACGAGATTTTTGCGGACGACTGGGAGATTTACGAGGAGGAAGAGGTCAACCAAAAATGAATTTGTGCGATGTTTATATAGAAAAGATTATTGAAGTCAGAACATACGATAACTTTGTAATCGCAATCCTTGATACTGATTGCTGGGGATGCAAACGGAAAGGCGAAAAGGTAGTTTTCTCAAAAGAGGAATGGGAGAAAGCGAAAAAAGACGGCAAGTATCTTGCTTAGAAAGAGGAGAACAAAAGTGATAACGCTTGGAAGTTTATTTGACGGTATCGGCGGGTGGCAGCTTGCAGCTGTGAGAAACGGCGTAAAACCGCTTTGGAGCAGTGAGATCGATCCATTTCCTGCAAGCGTTACGAAAGAGCACTTCCCTGACACCATCCAGTTAGGTGATGTAACGAAAATCGACGGAGCAGAGATCCCGCCAGTCGACATTATTTGTGCGGGAAGTCCGTGCCAGGATCTATCTATCGCAGGAAAGAGAGCAGGGCTAGAAGGAAAGAGGTCGAACCTTTTTTATCATGCAATGCGGATTGTAAGAGAAATGAGGGGGAAAACGAATGGAGTATACCCAAAGTTCTTTGTTTGGGAAAACGTCTTGGGAGCGTTTACAAGCAACGCTCGGCGTGACTTTAAGGCTGTGCTCGAGGAAATCGGGCAGACCGACATTCCAATGCCTGCTTCTGGACGATGGGCCAGAGCCGGAATGGTTAGAAGTAAAGAGTGTGGAATCGCATGGCGAGTGCTTGACGCTCAATTTTGGGGCGTCCCCCAACATCGAGAGAGAATCTTCCTTGTCGCAGGTTTTGGAAAGTGGGGGGGGTACGTCCAGGTACTCTTTAACCCCGAAAGCGTGCGAGGGAATACTTAGACGAGTTAAGGCAAAAGGGAAAAAACTTCCCGAACTGCTGGAAGTCGTTCTGAGAAAGCAGGCGCATGATGGAAACTGAACTTTTCCCTACGAAAAGCTATACGGAGATTAAGCAAGGACTTCCCGCAAGCACGCTGAAAGCGGCTGGGGGAATTACGGAGGAGGAAGTGAGAACTACATTGTGGAAACAAAGATTTATGAGAATCATCGCAGAGACGCGAGATATGGGGAAACGGAAATTGTACCAACATTGACGGCGCAAATGGGAACCGGCGGAGGGAACGTGCCGCTGAAAATCGAAAAAGGCGTGTGTTTGTGCCAGGGAACCGGAATGTCAAGAAATGGTCCGATCTGCAAAGAGAAAACGGCTTTTACACTAACAAGCGTCGATAGGTACTGCACGCTTGGCGATGTTTACATAACAAGTCACAGCAGCGACCACGCAACAAAAGTTAATTCAACTGCGTTTACGCTATCTTCGTGCGATTACAAAATGCCTCAATCAGTATTAACCCGCGAGGCGTTCGTTCGACGGCTTACGCCGCTCGAGTGCGAGAGGTTGCAGGGGCTTCCTGATAACTGGACGGCATATGGAAGTGACGCAAAGAGATACAAAGCTATTGGGAATGGCATGGCACAACCTTGTGCAGATTTCGTAATAGAGAAATTAGCGGAAGTATTGAGAAAGGAGCAATAGCATGATGTATTTTAGCCAGCTTGTAAGTACCATGAGAAACCCATTCATACAAGTTGTGACGACGGAAGAAAGCACATACGCAGGGAAACTGTTCGATCTTCCGTTTTCCTTATTTCGGGGGTGGCATGATTACAAAGTGCTTGAAATTACACCAATGTATGCCACGGATGAAGAGAAACCATTTTTGCGGATTGAGATCGAGTATGCAGAAAGAGGAAAGAAATGAAACTTAAAGAGTTACTTGAAGTGATCCCAGATGACTGTGAAATTGGGCTTATACCATGGGATAATGGTTTTTCTGTGTCTTATGGAAATAAAGATGAAGCTATTGAGAAGTTATCTTATAGATACAAGCTCATTAAAGAGCAAGTCAAGAACATGGATGTAATACATGTTTATTCGGGTGTCAATGTAGAGGCTAACAATGTAGAGCGTCTATCAAGAGTTACCTATCCACTTGATGTAATACCCGAACTCATCATTGAAATTGAGTGAGGCGGAACTGAAACGCCTGAATAACGGCGTGATTCGCAACAACAAAGAAGAGTTTCAAGGTATCTTGTACGAGTTTAAGCAGATGGATCATTCAGACAACACGCTTGAACAATGGGAAGAACGCTTCAAGAAGGAAATTGAGTTTGAGAAGCGGGAAACGAGTTTGTTTCAGGAGGGATAGAGCGGATGAAAACAGAAATTGTAGAAAATCACGAATGGTATGAGACGCTCGACATTCTCATGGAAGAGTGCGCGGAAATGATTCACGCATGCAACAAGTTCAAACGTGCGTGCGGAATTGGATATCCGACTAAAACAACATGCGACGAAGCGAGCAAAGAGTTTGATCAGGCGGTTGCGGATTGCCTCAATGCTTTATATTCCGCAATGTACGATATGAACGTAGATGGCGATAAGATTGAAAGGCTGATAGAAGCAGCGGATGAAAGGATGGCAGCACATGAGAAAAATCATTAAACGGTATACGGTATCTATATGCAAAGAAAATGGATATATTCAGATTATCACAAAAAATGATGATGGAAATATCTATCCGTGCGAGCTCGAATTTTTAGCTAAGGCAATGATTATGGACAGCAAGCGGCATTGCCCTGCGTCGGAGGAACGTATCGCTGAATTCGCAAAGATGAGCGATGAAGAGCAGGGAGATAGACTGAAATGTGCATTTGAGAGGGGGGCTATCCATGTGTGATGAAGAATTTCATGAGGGGGATCGCGTTATGTTTGAGTGCCGCGATGGGCAAGTGATAAGGGGACGAATTTATGCGGTGAATGACGACGGCACTTATAACGTCAGAGATGAGGATACGATGGAGCCTCATCCACGAATTTTTGAAAATGAGTTGTCCCGCATGGATGACAAGGAGAAACCTGCGGTGACATTCACGAAGTTTAACGACGAGGCGATCAACCCGTCGTATTACAAGGACGGGAAGTATGAGTGCTTTGATGTGGCGATGGCAAGGATCCGGGAAATGGGACTTCCAGGCATGGAGGCAGCCATGTTCTTTAATGTTTTTAAGTATTTGTGGCGGTACAAGGTAAAGCATGCGGATAACCCGCGCGAAGATCTGGAAAAGGCGGCGTGGTATCTTAGACAGCTCATTGCTTGCGTCACAGATAAAGTATAGCGAGGTGGATCATGACAGCGGACGAGTATTTTGACAAGATAAAAGCGGTTCAGAAGAGGCGTGCTTCGCTGGAAAGAGCCATTAAAGAAGAAAAGAACCGCATATATGATATCTCTGGCATTGATCCGTCAAAGGAGAATGTGTCCGGCGGGCGCATGTCTGATACTAGCGACAAACTGATTCGTCAGAGTGAGAACTTGGATGTTCTTTACAAGAAGCTAAGTCGCGTGCAGTCTATTATAAGGAACTTCGAGGAGCGAATTGATGGATTGCTGGATGATAATGGGCATAAAGATTTTAATACAGCGAGCATTTTGGAGGATTTTTTTATAAATAATCTTACGGCGGAGCAGTATGCAGCCAAAGCTAACAATATTCGCCGAGAATCCGCTTACAGGATACGCAGAAAGGCCATTAACCGTTTCGGAGAGTTTTACAGAAAAGAATTAGACAGTATGGAGGAGGAGATTTGCTAATGAAAACAGCAGGAACGAAAGAAAACACATACCCAGGCATCGGATGGGAAGAGGTTTACAGAACAAATGGGATTTTTTATTCCCATTTCGTCAACCGGCTTTTACGTAATAAGCGCAGCGGCACTTACAAAATCATTTCGTCGAAAGCGGCGACTGGCGATGTTCTAGATGTTCAGACAAGCGGAGAGGGTGGGCTCCCTTTGAAATTTAAAGAGGGGAAAGAAAGCTGCGATGATCGCGCATATGATCCGAACAAGTATTACGGATCACCCATCATGACGGTCCGGCAGATCGCTGCTCTTGAAAGGCGTGAATTGGCGCTGGAAGCGGCAGAGGCAGATTTCGAAAGGCGAGCGGAGGAGCGCGCTTTTGAAATTTTACGGAAAATGCTGATTTAGGTTACAAAATGTTACAAGCAGACGTGGTATTATGTATTATGGAAAATGAAAATGCGTGAGAGCAAAGGCTCTTGCGCATTTTTTATTGGGAGGATGTCATGGCGAAACGATTACCAGAAATCCGACTAAATGAAGATAAACACATCATTTGTTCAACGAGTGTGGCGGCGGCGCAGTTCGGCATTAGTCGGGTGGGGATGGATAAGTCCATCAAGGAGCTTGGCGTTGCGAAAGAGAATGCGCGTGTAGATCTTGCGGAAATCATTGATAAGCGGTTCAACAAAGCGAATGCGGCCGCCGAAGCGGTGAGTGACAGCGCTAGAAAGCTGAAAGCAGAAGCTGACTACAAAGCACAGAAGGCGAAGCAGGAAGAAATGGTGACGCTTCAAATGATGGGGGAGCTTATTCCGCAAGAAGAAGTCAAAGATGCGCTTGAAAATGAATTCTTAGATATCAGGCAAAAGCTCTTACTATTGCCAGAAACCATAAAATCAAAAGTTTATTCCATTGATGCGGCTTTAGCAGTGACGTGCGGGGAGGTAGCGAATGAAGTTGTCCAAGAACTTCTCAGAAAACTTGCAGGAATCAATGGAAAATCCGAAGATGCAGGCAAAGTGGGAAAGAAACCTAAAAGAAATTATAAAAAAGGCGCGAAAAGCATTTCTGCCGCCGCCTCCGGAAACGGTGAGTGAGTGGGCAGACCATAATCGCATTCTCTCCCGTGAAGAATCACCATCTGCCGGCCTTTGGAATACGGATAATACGCCGTACTTGCGGGCAATCATGGACGCATTCACCGATAAAACATCACAAGTCATTACCTTCTTGAAGCCTTCGCAGGTCGGCGCTACAGAGGCTGGTATCAATATCTGCGCTTTCACAATAGATCGGTCCCCATGCCGTCTGCTTTATGTCATGCCGGATGAAGAACTGGCGAAGGACTTTTCTGTGGATCGTTTGCAGAAGGCGCTGAAAAATACGCCGTCCGTTGCAAAAAAAATAGAATCCGCAGACAGAAGCAAGGCGCTTATGGTGAGATATAACGGCGGATTTATCCATTTGTCCGGGGCGAATTCACCGGCAAAGCTGGCGTCGTGGCCTATCCCGCGCGTCATTATGGATGAGGTCGATAAATATCCGATCTGGACTGGTCGAGAAGCTAATCCAATTTCTCTTGTCAAAGAACGTACTAAAAACTGGCCGTGGCGCAAGATACTTGTCATGAGCACGCCGACTACGGAGTACGGTTATGTGTATAAGTCTTACATGGAAAGCGAAGCGCACTATGAGTTCATGGTGCCGTGCCCAGAATGCGGGCATTATCAAGTCTTTGATTTTCACCATCTAAAGTTTCCTGACGTGCTTGATGAAGCACGTCTCTCTAAAGAGACGTACTACGAGTGTGAAAAATGCAAGTACCATATCCATGACAGGGAGAAGATGGGGATGCTCCGAAAAGGTAAGTGGGTGGACAAGGAAAGAATTGGATACGCGGCGAAAACAGTGGGATTCAAGCTGAATACACTGTATTCGCCGTGGGTATATTTCTATGAAGTGGCGAATGAGTTTCTGAAATCAAAAGATGATCCCACGAAACTTATGAACTTTGTAAACTCATGGCTTGGCGAGCCGTGGAAGTCTAAGGCGTCTCAAATCAAATCGAAGTCGGTGCTCGAAAGGCGGACGGAACTTCGCTCCGGAGTGGTTCCCAAAGGGACTGTGCTTCTCACCGGCGGTGTGGACTGCCAGAAGGGGTATTTCTACTGGGTGATCCGGGCGTGGCTGCCGGATATGCGTTCGCAGAAAATTGCGAACGGTTCGGCAATGACATTCGATGACGTAGCAAACATCATGGATCAGATGTGGCCCATTGAGGATTCAGACCGGCGCATGCAGGTCGCTCTGTATGCGGTCGATGCAGGGTATAACACAGAAGAAGTTTATGACTTTTGTTATTTACACTATCCGGCGTCTATTCCAGTTATGGGCATGTCAAGTCCAATGGCTACATATTTTCGCCGAAAGCAGCTGAACCCGAAGGATCACAATATGAATTGGGTACAGGCGCAGCAGCTTTACGAAGCGGATACGAACAAATACAAGGATCTGATCGCTTACCGTATCGGTCGAGAGAAAGACGGGTATGGCGCATGGCTTGTTGATGCAGATACCGATGAGGTATATGCAGAGATGATTACCGCCGAGCAGAAAATCATGGTCAACGGGCGTGAGGTCTGGAAACCGATTGCACAGCATCGAGATAACCACTATCTGGATTGTGAAGTCTATGCATATGTGGCGGCGGATGTCATGAATGTGCGGAGCTTGCAGGTGGCGGCTAAAGATCCCTTGCCCGTGCAGAAAGATGAGAAAAAAGAGAGTGGTTTAACGTATAGCCCATTTGGAGGTCGGCAATGAATAGAGAAGAGTTACAGAAAGAAAAAGAAGCACTGGAAACGGCGCGCATGAATATTCTGGAAGGTGGGCAGGAGTTCCAGACCAGAGATGGCCGCGTGAAGATGGCGAGCCTTGAAACCATCATGCAGCGCTTGGCGGAAGTCAATTCGGCGCTGAATCAGATCGATTCAGTGAATGGCATGACAGACACCGTGAGATTGAAATTCGGAGGCATGGGATAATGGGATTTCTAAAGCTGGCGGGGGATCTGTGCAGCGACATCCAGTCTATTTGGAGCCCTGAAAAGGCGATGAAGTCCAAAATGGTACGAGAGCGATACTTCGGGTATTCAGCGGCACAGGAAACGCGGAAAGACGAGCGGCTGCCATTCGATGGGACGGCAGAACAATTTAATACATATTCGCGCGATAAACTTCGAGCGCGGGCAAGGGATTTGGAAAGAAATAATCCCATCACCGGTTCCGTATTGGAAGCATTTCTAAATAATGCTATCGGGACCGGTTTTAATATGCAGGCGCAGACAAACAATGATGTGTTTAATCAGCGCATCGAGGCACTTTGGAAAGAGTGGGAGCACCACGAGAATTGCGACATTACGCAGCAGCAGTGTCTGGATGACATCATCAAGCTTATTGTTGTCAGGAAATTCGTGGATGGCGGAATTATGGCGACATTCCCGCTGGACGGGAAGAGGAAAATACCTCTCACTATTCAGCTTCACGAAGTCGATGATCTGGATACGATGACAGATCCCAAAGACCAGAATGGGCACATCATCGTGAATGGCGTCGAGCTTGATACGACGGGCAAACCGCTTGGCTATTGGCTAAAGCAGACGGAGCCGGACGGTTTCACGGAAATGGAGCCGCGACGATATGACGCAAAAGATGTGATTTTTTTATGGAAAAAGTCACGTGTCAGTCAGTTTCGGGAAATCACAGAAATGGCTAGAACCATCGGCGTCACAAAGGATCTTGGCGATTACAACGTGGCCGTCATGTTTCAGCAGAAAATTGCGGCGTGCTTTTCTGCCTTTGTCGAGACAGACAACACGCTTGGTGCACCGGGACGCATTGCCAATCAGGCAGATGGCAGCCGTGTAGAAAATATCGAAGGCGGATCCATTAAATACCTGAAGGCGGGCGAGCACATCAAAGGGCTCACGCCGAATGCACAGGTGACGGATGCAAGCAATTTCTTACCATTGCAGCAGCGAATTATAGCCGCCGACAAAGGGCTTTCGCTGGAAAGCACCAGTCGAAACGTGGAGCGCGTAAACTATGCATCTGCCCGGCAGAACCTTTTGGGCGATCAGCTGACCTACGGCTCTATCCGCGAGGAACTGGTCGAATATTTCCTACGGCCGCTTTATAAGCGCTTCGTGAACATCTGCTATTTGACCGGCCTTCTGGACGGGACCGGGTTCAAGTATGGCGATGAAGAGTATTACAAGGCTACGTGGCTTGCCGCTTCGCTCGGATGGATTGATCCGCTCAAAGAGGCGCAGGCGAATGCCATTAACCTTGCGAATGGCGGCAAATCATTCCAGGAGTATTGCGCGGAACAGGGTGCGGACTGGCGCGATCGCATTGACCAGATGAAGGAAGTTCAGGACTATGCAGAATCTAAAGGTGTCGCGCTGGCATTCGGCGTGCAAGACAGCGAGATAAAGAATGAGCCGGAAGACGATGATACAGGAGGTAAAGATGGGGAAAACGACGACAATTAAACAGTTTGGATTAAGAGAAATCGCAGTGGACGGCGTGGATGAAGAGAGCCGGAAACTGCGATTTTCTTTTATGACAGAAGCGCCTTGTGATAACTGGTTCGTGCCGGAAGTCTGCTTGTGCGCAAAGGGAAACGTAGATCTGACGCGCTTTGAAAATGGCGTCATGCCGATGCTTTTCAATCACAATCGAGACATCGTGATCGGCAAAATCGAGAACGTGTCTTTTGAAGATGGGAAAGTCACGGCAGAAGCGACGATCGATAAAGACGAAGAATCCGAAAAGTATTTTCAGAAAATTCTTTCCGGATCGCTGAAAGGAATTTCCGTCGGATATCGCCGCCTTAATACGGTTCGCGTGCTGAAAGGCACCAGTTATAAGGGACTTGCATTTGACTGCGACATGGACGTAACAGACAGATGGGAGCCTTATGAAATTTCTTTGGTAAGTTGTCCGGCAGATCCCGATTGTGCAGTCGGGAGGGGACTTACAAATACAGACATGACCATTTCTATTGTTCAGAACGAGGAGGAGCCAAAGATGGGCGAAAACCAGAAGCCGGAAGCACCGGCAATCAACGAGACAGCGGTTCGTGAAGCGGCAGAAAAAGCAGCAAAAGCAGAACGAGCTCGTGTCACGGAAGTCACGAAAGTTTGCAGAGGTATGGGCGTCGATGATGAAACCATGAGAGGTTACATCGAAAGCGGCACATCCATTGAAGATGTCCGAAAAGAGATCCTCGAAAAGGCAATGAGCGCCCCGAAAAATCAGCCGTCCGGAATCAATGTTGTTACGGATGAAAAAGAAAAATTCGCGAAGCGTGCAGTAGACGGGATGGCTATCCGCTTTGGTGTCATCGGCGAAGAAAAAGCGGTATCTAATGAATATGCGAATGCATCCCTGCGCTCCATTGCAGAAGATGCACTCACGCTCTTCGGCGGTATGAGCGAGAGAAAAGCACATCTCATGAACTCCAATGACCTGTTCAATGCCATGTTTAAGGAAAGAGCGATGGGTACAGACCAGTTCGTTTCTATCGTTGATAATTTCGGGAACAAAGTGATGCTGAAATCCTATAAAGAGCAGCCAGCTATTTTCTTGAATTTCGTTTCTAAAGGATCGAACCCAGATTTCAAGAAGACCAATAAATACTGGCTTGGGGTGGACGGTATGCCGGAACTGATGGCACCTGAAAGCGATGAATTTAAGTATGGAGAAATGAAAGACGGTAAAATCTCCACGGCAATTCAGACCTATGGCAAAGCAATTTCCTTTACCCGCGAAATCTTCATCAACGATGACATGGGCGTAGTCACGAAAGCTATTCAGAAGCAGTCCGGCGGGTTCAGACGCCTGCAGGAAAAGATGTTCTTCGACATGCTGACTAAATCCGTTCCGTTCAACGCGAAGAATAAAAATGTTGTAGAGACGAACAAAGACATTTCCGCAAAAGCTTATTCTGAAATGCGCAAGCTGATGCATCGTCAGAAAGACCGCGAAGATAAAACCTATATCGGTACGTTCCCGGCTTTCCTGCTGGCATCAGACGAGCATGAATTCGAACATCTTCAGATTCTGCATTCTGCATCCGATCCGGCGCAGAATAATGCAGGCGTGAATAACCCCATGCAGAACAAGATGGTACTTTTCACTTCTCCGTGGCTTGAAGGCGATGCTTACTATGCGATCGCGAAGCCTTCTGAAATGGAAGGCATCGAATTTACCACTTTGAACGGCGTAGATCGCCCGTATTCCCGAACCGTGCAGAGCGAAAAACATCTCGGCATTGATTATCAGTACTGGATGGACTTTGGGTTCAATCTGATTGATTATCGTGCATTCGTCAAGAACGAAGGGGTATAAGGAGGATAAAAGATGGCTACTACTATTGGAACATTCAGACAGCCAGGATCAATTATCACCGTGAAGGTGACCGCAGACGTCGCCTATCATGAATTGCTGAAAGTAGGCAGCATTTATGCGGTCGCCAAAGCAGCGACAGCGAAAAACGGTTATGTGGCGTGTGACGCAGAAGGCGTATTCCAGTTCCCTAAGAAAGCGGCGGAAGCTATCACGCAGGGTACGAAAGTATATCTTGACGAATCCGGCGCTATTACTGCGACGGCAGGCACCGATCCGGCGGTCGGCGTCGCATGGAGCGGAGAAACAGCGGATTCGACTTCGATTGATGTAAAAATCAACGTCTAGGAGGAAGTCAGATGGGGATGATGGACGCGCAGCGGAGGATATGTCAAAAGGCATTCTTCTCTGATAAAAGACTGGGGGAACACATTTCTTACAACGGGAAAGATATCGTGGCGCTTGTATATGTCGGTGTGTCCAATTCTCGTTCTGACTGGAATGAAGCGAAAACCGTTATAGAAAACGCGGCTCTTGTTGATGCGGCGTATTTCTGCGTGTGCGACGAAGGAGAGAATGGAGTTCTATCGCCGGTGGAAGGCGATGCAATCGTCTACAACGGTGATAGGTATTCAGTGTCTAATATCGTCGAGCACGACGTGGCAGGAAGTCATTTTGTGTTGCTTGCGACAAAAGCAGAAAGGGCACTCGGACGATGAATCTGATTGAAATATCGGTATCTGACGAATTAACGCCTGCTTTCAAACGGATGCTTGCTAACAATAAGAATTACTTAAAAAGCGTGTCAAAGTCGCTCGGGTACTACATTCAAAAGGAAATCAAAGAAGGCGTCCGAAAAGGCGTCTTGTACCATACCGATGACGGTTGGAATCAGATCTGGTTTACGGAAGGAAACATCCAGCCACGTAGAGAATTGCAGGGGCACGCCTCGCGGTATCTCTATGGGCAGATGATCCGCGCCGTCGGGTATCAGTACATGCCAGACAGTATTTCAACAGTGATCGGGTGGACTTCCAAATCGTCTGCGGAATACGGGCGAAGAAATGAGCTTGGCGGGCGGCAGCCGGTGACAGAAAGCATTCGTCGTATTTTCTATAATGCGTATGATGCAGAGCTCGAAAGGTACGGTTCTATCGTCGAGAGCCGCGACTATGATAAGTATATTTACCCTCTTAGTAAGAAGAAAAAAGAACTTATCACACCTGCAAGACCGATCTTTGAGCCGATGATGACGCGAATTCATGATAATTTTGCGCCGTACATTGAGCGGAAAGTACAGTCTTACATGGAAGGAAATGTGAAATTCGGCAAGAAGAATAAGCGCGTTTACAAGGTGTACGGAGGCTAGGCTAATGGGATTGCAAAATCTGGATATCACAAGCACGATGCTTCATATCGGAGCACAGCTTAAAACAGACAAAAGAATCATCGCCTTTTGCAAAGAGCGGTTCCCTGAAAAAGAGCTCCATGTACTTGTGGGCGATATTACAAGAAAATACATCCCTACCTACGATGAAACACCGTACATCATTGTGACGGACTTTTCGAAGCAGGAAGGGCAGAATATTGAATTTTGCCCTTACGAATTCACATTATGGGTAGGCGTCGGGAAAGAGGAGCCGGAATTCATTGAGGCGGATGGTGTAAAAATCATGGACGCCTTTAAGGATTGCGCCGACTTCATGACCATCATTGAGGATGTTTTCAATGACGCTGAAATCAATAATCGCCCCTGTGCGAAGGTAAATACGAACGGTCCTTTCCCCATCGATCCGGCAGGTCGCCATTGGGCGGGGAAAATCAAGGTAAACAAGCGTATTTATCAGACGCTTGGTGGGAATTATACAGAAGAGTTATAGGAGGTAGAAAATGGCAGGTCAGGCTATGGGCGTTTATTCCAAGACCAGACTGTATCCGGAAGAGGCATTGAGCAAGCTGCCGGAAACGGTCAAGGGTTTTGAGATCCCATTCAATTCTAATTCACTTTCCAGTTCGCAGAATTCCAGTTCACCGGGTACTATCACAGGACGCCGTGATGCAGCGGAACCGATGCTCGGCAATATCGACTGCACGGGCGATATAGTCACGCCGGTGGATACCGATGCATTCGGATATCTTCTGGCGGCGGCATTCGGCAGACCGACTACAACGTCGGGGAAGAGCGGCACCAATCTCTATACCCATGTCTTCAAGCCGGGAAAGACGCAGCCGTCCTTCGCTGTAGAGAAGGTATTCTCTAATGGTGTGTATTCACTCATTAACGGTGTCAAGGTCAATCAGATTGAAATGACGTTCGGCGGCGACGGTGAATTGACTGCTACCGTTGGCTTTATCGGATGTAAAGAAACAATCAATGATGCAGCAGCGGCAACGGACGAAAATATCACTAAAGTCGGGTTTAACCGTCTCAACAATTTTCAGGCATCTCTGAAAATCGACGGGACGGATGTAGCGATTGCAACGGAGCTTTCTCTCACTATTCCGTTCGGGCTTGATGATAGCGGCTATGCGATTGGCAGCGGCGGGTTCCGAACACGAATCAATGAAGGCATCATTTCCCCAACTGGTAAGCTGACTGCTTTCTTCGACGACAAAACTTTCATCGACAAAGCGATGACTTCCAAAATAACACAGCTCCAGGTTACACTGACAAAGGGGGATAAGTCTCTTGTCGTCGATATCCCGGAAGTCATGTTCGCGAGAAAGTCGCCGGGCATTGACGGTACGAAAGGCATCACACAGGAACTGGATTATTCTGCGTTCTATAAAGAAAATTCTTTAAATTCCTGCATTCAGTTTACCTTGGTAAACGGGGTAGCTACATACGAATTTTAATGAGTACCCCGTCGGATTTTCCGGCGGGGCATTTTTTTATATGTGAGGAAATAAAAATGGATAACGAAAAAAACATGAAACCAGCAGAAAAGAACGAAGAAAAACTTATTGCAAGAGCTATGACATTTTCTGAATTTGAGCATTTTCTTGAATATTCCGATGAGCTTGAAACTTCGAATACACCGGCAAAGCTGATCGGCGTTCGTATGGCGCGGTGGGTGGCTAAGAACATCTACAACATCGATCCGGATTCTGCGAAGTATACGCCGGGAACAATTATGGATCTGCTCGTGAAGACGCAGGCGCTTTCTGAAAAGAGCGAGCTGGAAGACTTAAAAAACTAGAAAGCGTCTGGGACTGGCGAATCAGAGGCGGCGCTAAATACTGTGATACGTGCAGAAAGGCCGCTAAACAGACCGGGCGCAAATTAGATTGCGAGAATTGCCCTGATAGGGCTCCCGAAATCAGGCCGGGCAATTTCAGGGCGATGAGGCTATATGCGCTGGCTTCAAACTGTGTGCACTATGTAGGGACGATGAGCCGTCCTTTTATCAGCGGGCTTAATTGGGTAGATTTGGAAACAGTCGCCCGCTTATCCCGCATACACATAGGGCCAGCAATGATGAAGCGCATGAGGAAAATCGAAAGTTTAGTCATCAAGGAGAGTGTGGAAGATGGGCGTCATTGAGACAAGAGCGAAAGTCAGTATTATCGACGGAGCAAGCAGCAGCTTAAACAATATGGCAAGTGCCAATGAACGCCTAACATCCTCTCTTGGCAAAAGTGCGAGTGCGGCGAAGAATTTCTCCGTCAATCTGCGGGCAATGACCAATGGGAAGCCCGGCGGAGCAAAGCAGTTTAGCGACATGGCTCTTGGGCTTGATAAAGCAGCACAGAGCGCCAGCAATACCAGCAAAATGCTGAACCGTCTTGTATACTCTATGGCGCGTTATACCGTCATCTACGAGGGTATCCAGAAGCTTGGAGATCTGTGGAGTACAGTCATCGGCGGTGCGTATGACTACGGAAACATGATGGAAACGAACCGTATCGGCATGGCTGGCATCCTGGCATCCATGATGCAGATAAACGGGCAGCAGCTTTCCTGGAACCAGTCGCTTACGATTTCTTCTAAAATCATGAAAGATTTGCAGAATGAATCTCTTAAAACGTCCGCGACGGCAAGCGAATTGATTGATACCTTCCGTGCCCTTTTAGGGCCGGGGCTTGGCGCGGGCATGTCGATTGAACAGATCGAGAAGTTTACGACGGTCGGCGTCAATGCGGTTAAGTCACTCGGATTGGATGGCGTACAGCTTGTACAGGAGCTTCGAGACCTTGTACAGGGAGGGATTCGCCCCGCGTCCTCTACGCTTGCTACCGCACTTGGCATTTCCGATGCGGATATCAAGAAGGCGAAAGAATCGTCCGAAGGTTTATATAAATTCTTGATGGATCGCATGAAAGGGTTTGAGTATTCAGCTCTTGAAACGAACAATACCGTCAAGGGACGTATCGATCAGATCAAAGAAGGATTACAGCGCGGGATCGCAGAAGGTACAGAGCCACTTCGCGGTATGTATTCGGAAGCACTGAAAGAGTTTGGCGAATCAATCATTCAGGTTGACAAGTCAACAAAAGAATGGAAAATCAATCCTGAATTTATCAGCTCTATCAGCACCATTTCGGGTTCCATGGTGGAAATGGTAGAAAGCGCCAAAAAAGTTGGCGAGTTTATGTCCAGTGGGCTTGTCGGTGCCACGTATGTCGGCAAGACTGCCGTCGCGGCACTCGGGCAGGTCGGTGAACATATAGGTGAAATCGTCACACTCTGGGCGGGATTCAAAGCCTCTAAGTATATCAAGGATTTAATGCAGATTCTTAGCGTGACGCGCGAAGAGAGAGAATTGCATACGGGGCTGGGCCGCGCCATTCAGGGCATGCAGGATAAATTTAACGGCCGTCTGGAAGCGCAAAAGAAGGCTTTGAAATACGAAGAGGAAGAGAAAAGGCTCGTCGATAGCGCTTTAAATTCCTTCGCTGACGTAACGGGGCAGATTTCCGAAAGTGCAAGTAAAGCGCAGACCTTGAACTCCATTCTTGAATCGAACGAAAACTCCATCACAAACCTGGCAAAAAAGTGGCAGGCCATGGGGATGAGTATCAAGGAATCTGTCACTTGGCAGAATAAAATCGTTTCGCTTGTGAATGGCGGATATAGTGCGGAAGCCATGCGGCAGATTATCAGCGGTAACGGCCGCGCGGAAGAGATCAAGAGAGAAGCAGATGCACTGAAAGAAAAGAATGACCAGCAGAAGCATGAAGTGGAGTTGTATCAGCAGCAGTCCAAAGCCATTTCTGAAGTCATACAGAAGGAACATGAACGCCTGATGCAGGTTTCAAAGACTTCTAGTGATGAACTGAAAAATATTTCTCTCATGGCGGAGAAGGTGAGGAATCCATATTCTCGCGGTGAAGCGGCAGAAGCACGTGTGCAGCGCTTCTTGGATGCAGACACAAGCGGCCGCGGCGGAGCCAAAGGTGATGCGAACCGGCAGATTTGGAAGTGGCAGCAGACAGCCGTAGAGGAACTTCGCTCTAAGTTACAGGCACTAAAGCTTGACTACGAAGTCGTTCAAGTGACTACCGAAAAATTCATGGATTCTCTTAAAACCGGAATGAGCGGCAAAGTGAAGCCTGTCATGGACGAAGCTATCAATTCGGCGAAGGTTTGGAATGATGTATTGCAGTCTACGCGGACGAATACAGAACGATTAACTAATGCACAAATTGAGTATATTAAATACCAGTCCAGCGGAAATACGGCAAATGAACTTGGACAAAAACAGCGTATGGCGGCTCTTTTTAAAGAAATTTCAGATCAGTTTGAAAAAGTCGGGATGAGTGCGAAAGAAGCACAAGTCAAATCCTACGAGTTCATAAACCAGCTTATTCAGGGCTTAAAAACGGTAGATCAGACGAACTTTTTATCTGTAGACGCGGCATTTAAGCAGGTCGGGGATAGCGCGAAAGCATTTGCTGATAATTTCAAGCTCGTAAAAGAGCAGATGGAGCAGGTAAAACAGGCAAACGCGGATGCGGCGCTTGAATTTAACGCTCTTTCTAATGCGTTCAAAATCGGCGGCGAAGAGGCATTTCAGGCGACAAAAAAGCTGCTTGAAGAAAGTAAGGCGCTGCAAGCCGCATTGAATGAGCGCGGCGCAACGGATAAAGCGAACGCCGTTTACAAGGAAACCGTAAATTATTTGCAGCAGGTGGCAGAAGCCAAAGACAAGGCAACACTTGCCACGAAGAAAGAAGTCGCTGCTATCAAAGAGGCTAACGAAGCACTGACTGTTCACAAACAGAAACTGGACGAGGCAAATCAGGGGATAGGTCTTTTCAATGGGAAGATGAGCAAGATGCTAGGCGTGGTTTCGTCCGCTGGCATGGGCGTTTCCATCCTCACAGATGCTTATGCAGCAAATACCGATGGTTGCCATGATATGGCGAAAGAGGCCGCGGATGCAGCTATGCAGATTTCCATGATTTCGATGGCCGCGGAAGGGCTCATTGGTCTTATTCCTAGTCTTGTCGCAGGGCTGAAAAGTGCATATACCTGGTTCAGAAATTTGGCAGTCGTCAAAGCTCTTGCCATGAATCCAGCGGGACTTATTGGAGCAGTAGGTGTAGGAACACTCGCCGCTATAGCGTATGGAGTAAGCAGCAAGTACGAAAAAGCGCAAAGCGGCGATTACAATGTACATGACTTCTTCTCTGATGCGGAGCTGGGCGGATATCATGACGGGAGCGAAGAAGAGGAAATCCCGCAAAGCTCCTATGTAAAGAAATTTACTCCAACGCAGAAAGACTACGACGCGGCGGATGCGGCTGATGAAGAAATGTTCCACACAAAGGCGCAGAACAGTCTGGTGGATATGTATTCGGAAATGGCTCGAATTTCAGAACAGAAGGCAAAAGAGGCCGAGGATCTCATGCGGAAAGCTACGCTCGCCGATGTCGTTAAAAAGCAGGACGATGGCGGAAGCGGCAAGGCGCACGGCGGTAAATCTGGGAAAGCGGCGCTTCCTGAACTGGAATATACCGATGCGCTAGGGAATGCCTTTTGGTATTTACAACACGGTTACAATGTCTACGCGGCTGCTGCACTGGCAGGAAATCAGATGCAGGAAGCGGGGAGAGGCGATACAGAATCCATTGATTACGCCGCGGATAATGGGCAGGGGCATTACGGTTCAGTTCAATGGGGCGGAGAGCGTTTCCAAAACCTCTATGATTATGCTAACGGCGATTGGACAGATCGGGAGAAACAGCTCGAATTTTCTGATTATGAATTGAGAGAAGCACAGTATTACAAAGACGTGGGGACGCGACTTCGCGCTGCAAGCAGTTTGGAAGAAGCGAATCACATTGTGTTTTCGCAATACGAGGCACCAGGAGATGATACCGAAGGCACGCGGCTTAGTTATGCACAGCAGCTCCTCCCCCGCCTTATGCAGCTTGCTAACAAAGAAGTGACGCTGAACGGCGAGACTGGGAACGGCAGGAAAGACATGGCACGACAGAGAGAAGAGCTTTACAGAAAGCTGGCAGATGCAACGAAACTCACCATTCGCGACACCAAAAATCTGAATGAAGCTACTCTTTCCGTCACTGGAGCGCAGACGGCCTATGATAAGACCATGCAGGAAGCGAATGACAAGCTCGAAGAGTACAAGGTGCAGATCGAGAAAGACAAGGCTCTCGGCGTGAATGAAAATGTCATCAGCGACTTGCAAAACGCCATGATCGACTACGCGAAGGCTATGAGACAGAAGGCCAAAGAAGCGCAGCAAACGGAAACGATGGGGAGGTATGATGACCAGATTTCTGCGATTTCGAATAGAAATCTTGGATTTGGCGAAGCCTACAGCCGCTCGCAGGAGCTGACCAATAAGCTGAATGAATACAAGTCTTATTTGCAGGAGCAGCTGAACGACACGAACCTTTCGTATAATCAGAGAATCTCTATCGAGCAGAAACTTTCCAGCACTATTAAGTCCATCAATGACCAGTCTTGCTATAACTACAAAGAAGGTTGGAAGCAGGCACTGACAGAGATTTCTAATCAGCAAATCAACTGGAAAGACACAACGGTCAACCTGTTTTCTGATATTGAAAGCTCACTTGCAAGCTGCTTGTCTTCTACGGGGAATTTCTGCACACGTATGAAATCTTTCTTCCGCGACTTTGCCAAGAGCGTACTGAAATCTATTTCGCAGGTGATCGCGAAACTGCTTATCATGAAAGTTGTGACAGGCATCTTCGGCGGCGGTGGAAGTAAGAGCTTGGGGGCAGCGCATGAAGCCGCTAAAGCTGATTTTGGCGTGTGGGAATCTGTAGCAGCCAATTACGGTTATGCATCCGGCGGCGATGTGCTGACGGATCGCTGGGTGATGGTCGGCGAACGTGGCCCCGAATTGGTACGATTCAGCAGGGACGCTCACGTGTATTCTAATGGCGACACAAGGAAGATGCTTTCCGGCGGAGCACAGACACCGGCGCAGGTGCAGGTGATTGTAAATAACAACACAGGAACGCAGATGCAGGCGCGCCAGACGACTTCGCAAGATTCGTCTGGGAAACTGCTGCACCAGATTATTCTTTCTACGGTCGGCGAAGCACTGACGACTAATGAGTACGGCTTGAAAGACGCTATCATGGGGGTAAGATAAATGGTTTTTCCCGATATACAGACACCCGATTATCCGTTGAATGAAATCTTTACGGATCACACGCTGAAAATGCAAGTGGACAATGAGACCATTCTCACGCGCCCGCGCTTTACGAAGCTCCCGAAGGCTTTTAAAATTACGTGGTCGAAGCTGCCAACAGCGGACTACAATCAATTGCGAGCGTTCTTCCAGCAGACACGGGGCGGCGCGCTCGCGTTCGAGTGGACGTATCCCTCCGATGTTGGGAATGATTATTCCGGGAAGAAGTTCACTGTCCGATTTTCTGACAGTGAACTTTCTTTTCAGCTTGTCGAATGCTCTTTTTGGAGCGGTTCAATTACATTAAGCGAGGTATGAAATGAATCTTTCTACAGCGGCTATCATTGAAAAGAACAAGGTGTCTACGGATGGGGTTTATCTGCTTTTGCTGACTATTCAGTATAAGCAGGAAGAACCCATTCGTCTTGTACTTAACAATGAAAAGATTACATTCAAAGGCCAGGAGTATTATCCGTATTATTTTTCTCTTTCAGAAGTGAAACAGACTTCTACGGAATTGCCGTCGTGCACCCTAACAGTTTCCAATATCACAGGCACGATTTCCCGCATTTTGGAAACATATGACGGTGCGTCCGGCGGGAAAGTCACTGTAGCCGTTATCAACACGAATATTTCTGATGAGATTTTACAGGAAGAACATTTCGTTATTGCCGGAGCCACGGCGAAAAAGGATTACGTATCTATCAAGCTGGGGTGCGGCGCAAGTTTAGACCGGCGCTATCCGAATGTACGTATCATGAAAGACTGGTGCCCGTTCAAGTTTAAGGGCGTTCGGTGTGGGTATAAAGGACCGCTCACTACCTGCAATAAGACGTTGACTGATTGTCGGGAACGCGGGAACAACACGAGATTTGGCGGTGAACCGACGATACCGCAGGGAGGCTTATATGCTAGACGTAACTGATTTGGTGGGGCAGCCATTCGAAAAGTATCCGTGTTGGGAGCTGGTGAAAGAGGTTTTCCGGCGGCGGGGAGTGACGCTGCCGGATTATCTAACGATGGATTATAGCAATCCGGCGGACATTAAAGGTGTCAAATACTACGAAAAACTGTCTCGCCCGGAAGAGGGAGCTATTTGTGCTTTCGATTTAGGCGGACACGGGATTGACCACGTGGGCGTTTATCTGGGGAACAATATGCTGCTTCACTCCACTACAGTCAGCGGCGTATGCATTGAGCGATTTTCCCGGTATGTTTCAAGGCTGAAAGGGATCTACAGGTATGGTACATATCATCATAATCACGAACCCATTTGATACGGCAAAAGGGAAAAAGGACTACTGGGCACCCTATGACAGGCGAAAGACTGTGCGCGAATACCATGCAGAAGATGGCGAAAAGCTGTATGCAGTGAATGGCGTACAGGTTGACGAGAACGCAACGGTACAAGACGGGCAGGAAATCGTAGTCGCTCCAAAAATCCAGAAGAAAGCATTCGGGTGGATTTTGGCCGTTGGTTTAACAATTTTTGGCGCTGGCATGGCAGGGGCGGCGTTCAAGGCGGGCATTAGCGGTTGGCTTATGGCCGGACGCATTGCCGGTGCGTTAGCCATGACGCTGATCGGAAACCATATCATGACCAAACTGACCATGCCGAAAGCAGACCTTACTAATGCCTCCGAGCAGTCGAACACATACGGATGGGGTACGCCGTCTACGCTAACCGGGCAGGGGTATGTTTTACCTATTTGCTATGGTAAGGTAAAAACGGCGGGCATGATGTTGCAGCGCCATGTCATTTCTGACGGTAAAAACCAGTATCTGAATATTCTCTATTGCTTGGCAGAAGGCGAGCTCGACGATGTATCGGTCATCAAGCTGAATAATAACCCGATTGAGAACTATTCCAACGTGTCAGTGGAAATCCGTAGCGGATCCAATCAGCAAAGCATTATTCCTGACTTCAATGATTCGTATGCAGATACCGCCTTGGCGTATGAGCTGAATGTTGGGAAATGGAACACAGTGACGCTGGACGGGAATACGGCAAATGGGATTGAAATCACTATCGCCTTCCCTAATGGGCTGTACTATTCCAATGACAGCGGCAATGCCGATTACACCAGTGTTACCCTTAAAGCGCAGTACCGTAAAGTGGGTACAAGCGACTGGCAGAATATTCCAATCCGAAACGAGAATTACGAATGGATACCAGACTGGGCAAAAAACACCAGCGGATTTGGCGCGTTGTTCACGTGGAGAGCGCACTACAACGCAGAGTGTCGTAAATTAGTCGGATACGAAACCTATACGAAGTGGGGGAAAACCTTCTATCGTTACAAAAAAGGGAAGCGTATTCCGATTTATGAGTACACTATGACGTATGACGAGTGGAAGAAAGCGATCAAGGATGCACATCTTTATGATGGTATTATTCGGGGCAAGGAAACTGGCGTCTTTTATCGAATGTACCGTATCTATGACTTGGAACCGGCGCAGTACGAAGTTCGTGTTCAGTGCGCGGCAAAGGATAGGACAGATATCCGAACAGCGAATAAAGTCCAGTGGGTAGCCGTCACGCAGGTGGTCTATGACGATTTCACCCATCCTGGCAAAGCCCTGCTGGGACTAAAAGCACTCGCCACAGATCAGTTGTCTGGCAGTGATCCGCAGCTCACTTGCACTATCGAGCGAAGCAGCGTATACATTTGGAACCCGATGACAAGTTCTTATGAAGAGCAGCCAGCGAACAATCCGGCATGGGCTTGCTATGATATTCTCCATGGATGTAGGAAGCTTTTAAATGAAGATGGGCATACTTATGCCTATGAGGCAGAAGGCATCCCAAAAGAGAACATGGACTATTACGCCTTCGCGGCGTGGGCGGCTATGTGCACCAAAGCAAATATCCAATTCAACTACCTTTTCGATAGTGCTATGAAGGTATGGGACGCGGTAAATTATCCGTGCCGTGTCGGACGTGGCTCTGTAATTATCGTCGGCACCAAAGTATCTTGCATTTATGACTATGCGAGCCCGGCGGTTCAACTTTTTACCGTCGCGAATATCAAGAAGGATTCTTTTTCGAATGAGTATTTAGCGACAGAAAGCCGGGCAAACAGCATTGAGATTTCCTTCATGAATCGCGAGAAAAACTATGAGAGAGATGTTCTTGCCGTTTTCAACGAAGAATACGATAGCAGTGATGCGGTGGCGCAGCCTACACAGATCGAGCTGATGGGATGCACTGACGCGAAGCAGGCGTATCAATACGGGAAGTACAAACTCCGTGAGAATAAGTACGAAATCCGCACAATTCAGTTTGAAGCGTTTGCGGATTCTATTGCTTGCCAGATCGGCGATGTCATCACTGTGCAGACGGATGTGACGGAATGGGGGATCGGCGGCCGCGTAGTAAATGCGGATGGCAACACCATTACGGTAGATGTGGATAATCTTGACGGCGGCGATTATACGTCTTTCATGTATCGTGATAATAGAAATGATTCTCTTGTGAAGAAAAATGTCGTTTCCGCGGCCGGGAATACTGTCATCATTGACGGCATCAGCACGGTGGAAAAAGATGATGTGTACGCACTGGGTAAAGCAGGGTATCAAGCAAAAGAGTTCAAGGTCTTATCCATTTCTACGAATATGGATGAGGAGACTCGCACGATCACAGCGGTAGAGTATTATCCAGAACTATATGATGCGGATACAGACAAAGTTCCGGAAATTATTCGCCCTGTAATGACGATAGAAGCGCCCAAAAATCTGATATTGTCTACTGAAAAATACACAGAATTCGACGGGAATATTACTTCGCTGGTGCATTGTACGTGGATCAATCCTAGACAGTTCAACACGGTATGTTTAGAAAAATCTAATGATGGCGTAAATTGGAAGTTTGAGAAGAAGTTTACGCAGAACGAAAGCTCCTATACGTTTACCGCGTTATCATTACAAGTTTATCGTGTTCGCGTTTATGCGATTAACGATATCGGGGAAAAGTCAGATTATACAGAAAATAATATTCTAACCGATGGGCAGGATATGCTTCCCCCGGACGTAGAAAGCATTAACGTGGAGAAGATGGCGAGTGGGCTCCGGCGGTATTGGTGGAAATTTACTTATCCTTACCCCAATGACATTGCGGGGTTCAGAATCAAGTACACGCAGGGGCAGGAACTAAATTGGGATAACGGAATACCGGTACAAGCGGGGCTCATAACAACGCAGCCGTATGAGACACAGACCATCAGACAGGGGACACACTCTGTAATGATTAAAGCGGTAGATCGTGGCGGAAATGAATCGAAGAATTTTGCTTACTGCCAGCTTGAAATGGGAGACCTTCTGCAAGAAAATGTGCTCTTTGAGAAAGACTTCGGAGCAAATAACTTCGCAGAACTACAGCACAACGGAAAGGTGCTTTCTGATGGATATATTCACCCAAACAATGCAAGTACTCTGTGGCACAAAAAAGGCAATAGATTCTGGCATAGCGGAAGCGATAAAATGTGGGGTGCGGCTTTTCAAAGCTACGTAGCCACTGGGCATTTCATCGCCCCGGCATCGGGGCAGTTTTGGCTGACGGCAGATATAGAAGGTCCCGCCATTGTATATTATCGGACTTCTTTAGCCGATATCTTTTGGGATGCGGCTAAAGATACAGTTGCGTTCTGGGGCAATGAAGATAGTGCCGTGTGGAATAGTACCGTGGGGAGTGGGGGAGGAGACTTATGGAAACAGTGGAGTGACAAGGTACTGGTTAAAGCAGGAGCAAACATTCAGATCCGAATTGTAGCGGAAAACTCAAGCCTAGAAGAAACAGTGATTAAATCTCTGCATGCATATATCGACGTACCCGACCGGCAGGAACACTTCGAAGACTTATACGTTCCGGAGAGCGGCCTAGAGCTTCCTATCGTCACACCGAATTACATGACCACCGCCGTGCGCATCGATGCTGTACAGGGGAGCGGCGTTGTCATGTATCCCAAGATACTCTCCCGCACGCCATGCCGTATAGCCTTACTGAATGAGGACGGCAATCAGGTGGCAGGTACGGCAGATATTACATGGCAGGGGTTCGTCAACGAAACAGTTTAGCTATAGGAGGTAAAAATGGCAGACGTATTGAAATTACAGTCCACCGCGGGCATGTTCGATTATCCCGACCCAGAGAATCCTTCGAAGGGCACTACAGAACAGCAGTATATAGAATTTGAGAAAAACAAGCACTCCGTGTTATCCAGTCTGGTCACGGATGAACTTTGGCAGCCGAGCACATTCTATAGAACCGGGCAGGTGGTCAAAAGTCCGAACATGCCAGCGAACGTTGTCGCAAGAGCAGTCACCGATGGGACGAGCGCGAATGCGGAACCTTTCTGGAGCAGTGCGGGGAACACCATGGCAGACGGCACCGTCACATGGGCGATGCTGTACCGCACGATTGATTACGCAACGCAGGCAGAAGTCACGGCGGGGACGAACACGTCGAAAATCGTAACGCCTGCTATGCTAGGCAGGACAATCAAGACAGATCTTGCGAGCGAAAACGCAGGAATACTTAACGCAGCTGATAAGACAGTAGTCGGCGGCGTCACCGGCATTTTGCCTGCAAGCCATGGCGGAACCGGCGCAACGTCTCTTGATAATGTGACCGTCGGGCTTGCTAAGTCCCTAACGGGCGATGCGGGATTGTGGGACTATCTGCACAGGCTGGGGATAAACCCAACACTGCCGACCACAAACGCCGCACTTAACGCACTGGGCGTGTTCCTGAGCTACTTTGATCAGAAAAATAAAATAGCAAACCAGCCGACACAGTACGGGCAGCTTATCAACATTCCGGCTATTAAGGATTCCATTGAATCGACCCAGCTTTGGATAGAGCAGGCTTCTGGCAAGATGTTTCACCGGGGTGGGAATGATTCAATCGCAATCAACGACACTCCGTTCAAACGTTTTCTCGATACGGACGACCTCTCAGCAGCGGGCGTCGTCGCGGGCGATGTGTCGAATGCGAATGCATGGTGGGTGAAGCTCGGCGGCGCGGTGCCGCTAATTATACAGGGTGGAATTGGTGGTTCCGGTTTCACATATCCGCTTGCCCTGTCTAGGGTTTTGACGGTTGCGTTTTCGCTCAATAGCGGCGTCTGGTCTTATAACTGGTATACGCAAGATTCGAAGGTAAATATCAGCAATACAGCTGTGTCAAACCCTAAAGGATTTCCTTACAATTGGTTGGTTATTGGCATTGCTTAGCGGCCGATAGCTACCCATTGGATTTTTCACTTTTTCAAACCTCCAATCATATTGATGGAGGTTATTTTAATGGAAAGGAGATAGTGAGATGGAAGTTTCAATCGCTAACCCAACGCTTACCTATTTGTCTATCTATGACGCAACAGGCGAAAGAGTAACGTCCTTCGTTACCGGCGTACATGGTGACACGGTGGAAGAATTGCAGGCTAAAGCGGAGACAGAATATCCGGATAAAATACATGTCGTGCAGGATGCTTTGACCTATAACAAGGCCCTTCAGGGCGATTTGCTATATAAAGATGGTGAATATCAGGCTAGGCCAGAACCGACCGAAGAAGAAAAGCGAGAGGCCGAACTGACAGCTCTTGATGCTGAATATGCTAACAAAATCAGCGAGATCGAGTCGGAGATGGCAAAGGCGAAAGCTATCGAGGATGAAGATTATTATTCGGATCTGAAGGCCGAAAGGGAAGAGCTTGTCCGTGAGTACACAGAGAAAAGAGGTGAGATTTGATGGAACGGTGCTTTTTATGCCACAAGAAGATGGACGAGAAAACGGGGCTTTGCACAAATCCTAAATGTGTGAGGAGCAAGCCGTTAGAGCCGAAAAAGTTAGAGAATAAAGAAGCAAAGGAGGGTAAATAAATGGGTGTTCCAAAATCACTTGATTATAAGGATTTCATGAATAAGTCCACCAGTGCAAATCCGACAACTTGGGATGACATGTATCGATTTTTCGGAAACCAAGGAGAGATCACTGCTGCTCTTGTTAAGTCGTTACTTTATCAGCCAAGCACAGCTTACAGTATCGGAGCCATTGTATATTCTCCGAACCTTCCTGCTGGCACTATTGCTAAATGCACACTTGCAGGTACTACAGGGTCAACTGAACCTGCATGGCCGTCAGCCGGTTCTGCTGTCAATGATGGGACCGTAATGTGGCTTGTAGAGAATATGAAAGTTACTGCGGCGCAAGACCTTACTCCATACATGAAAAAGGATGCAGACAGTGATCTTGTGATGGGATATTATAGACTTATTTTCCTCGGAGCGAAAGTTTCAAGTGAGATCGTGAATTCAGTACCTATGCTTGTTATTGATACAACAAAAGGATCAAGAGGGGTAGCGTTCAAGGGACCTGGCGTATTTGTAAATGGATCCCTTATTGCAACTGAAACAGATCTGAGTGGCAAACTGGATAAAACAGGCACGGCAACTGCTGCAATTAAGGCAACACAAGATGGAGCAGGAAATGTTATTGCAACGACTTACATCAAAACAGTCAATAATGTGAAGCCTGACAGGGCCGGTAACGTCAACATCAGTACCAGTGGTGGCGGATCTAACATTACTGTAGATACTACATTAGACAGCACTTCGAGTAACGCTATCGCTAACAAGGCCGTTTACGCTGCATTGAATAATAAGCTGGACAAGAATGGTACAGCCATGTATGCATCTCGAGACAGCTCCGGAAATGTCTTTGGCACCACATATGCAACTAAAACAGAGCTGAGCAAGTGTGTTAAAAGTATCAACAATTTAACTCCAGACAGCTCCGGTAACGTCAACATCAGTACCAGTGGTGGCGGAACGAATATTACTGTAGATACTGCATTATCTGGAACTTCAAACAATGCCATTTCTAACAAAGCTGTTTATGAGGCTCTGAGTGGCAAACTGGATAAAACAGGCACGGCAGCTGCTGCAATTAAGGCAACACAAGATGGAG